TAGGCATGTCTGCGTTATTGCCGTATTCTGCGGGGTCTATTCCGAAAAGACGGTCTTGATAAATGTGGCCCGTAAACGGTGCCAAGCGGCGACCCGTACGGTCCTCTAAGTGTGCTGTTGCCTCGGCCAAAATGTCTGCAAGGACAGTTGGTTCAAGGTCAACAACTAACTCAGGATAGCGACGTGCAAGGTCTGCAACGCTGGCAAGCGAAACAGGGTCGCTGTATTGTGACCCGTTGTTTGCCATGAGTTACCTATTCTTTCGTTGAACGACGCTTAGTTGGTGATGCAGTTGCAATTGCTTCTGCAATGTCTTCAGTAGCAATAATTTCCGTTTCAGCAACTACAGGAGTTGCTTTCTTGGTTACTTTTTCTACTTCTTTTTCTACCTTTTTGATTTCCTTTTCTACAACGTAAAAAAGGTCACCGGGAATAGATAGCAATTCGTGGGCAAACCAAGGAGTAACCTCAATAGCACCCTCATCGCCAGCCTTTTCCCAAACAAGTCCGGCAGCGCCGCCTGTTTCGTATTTTGCTAGTAAAACCATGGTAAAGCCTTTCAAAGATAAATCCAGCGTAGAGGTCAGGGGAGGAACGAGGGAACCTGACCCCTACGCTGAAACTTTATTACCTGTTAAGGTGACTAAAGATTAGTCAACTTGGAACGATGGACTGTAAGACGTTGAGGTTGGGAGGATTCCGTTTCCAGCAGTCTTGTCCAGTGCAGCAGCAACGTTAGCCAAACGACCAATGTACTTAGGCGCACGAACAGCAAGCGTGGTGTCCGCAACGAATGCGAATGGCAGGCTGTCAGGTGATGCAGTAGTTGGGTAAACGCTAATAGGTTGCATTTCACGCACGAATGGACGAACGATGTAGTTCGGGTCACGTGACATGAGGTAAATGCTTTGCTCACCGTTTGAGGTAAGTGGCTTAAGGCCATTGTTGAAGTAAGAGTAAGACGCAGTAGGCGAAGCCTGTACGTTACTTCCGTTAGCAGCAACAAGAGTGGTTCCGTTGTCAACAATCTTAGTGGTAGCCCAAATGTTGCCTGTGCTGTCCAAGAATGATGCGTCAACAATTCCAAGAAGGGTTACTGTGGCGTTAGTGCCTGCAACTGTGTAGTTACGGTAAACCTTGTAGTGTGTTGGTTGTGAACCTTCTGGACCCGTTGGGGTTGAGAAAGTAAGAGCAACTGTTCCACTTGCGTCTGGAGTTGCAGTAGCAACAGAAGAAGCCTGGATTTCACCGAAACGAGCAATAACAGGAGCAACTTGGTAGTTAAGCGCAACTGAAGGAAGGCTTCCACCGGTTCCCTTAGTAGCAACTACTGTGCCCATCTTGTTGGTACGTGGTGAAAGGAATGAAGTCTTAACAATTGGTACACCACGGTATGTAGGTACGATAAGACCGGCCTCAATTTCAACCTGGTCAACAAAACGCTGTTGGTTGACGAGCAACTGTGACAGACGGCTGTTGGCTGAAGGTGACATGAGGAACATCCACTCTGAGTTCTCAACTGGCTCTGCGACGTTCGATTCAACGAGGTCAATGAGAAGGTCGAGGCTTCCGAGAGTAAGGCTGTTTCCGCCAGCGTCAATTGCGTTCTGGTCTACACCATCAACCCAAGGGTTGAATGTTGGAGCGCCCCATACAGAAGCACCACCGTAGTTGTCAATTGTTCCGCCGCCGATTCCCTGTGAAGGGCCGCCAGTAGATGCAGACGAGAATGACGAAGCAATAACGTCAAGTCCGTCAAATTGTGGGTAAGCACCGTTCTGAGTAGGTGCACCAGCACCCCAAAGAATAGCGGTTTCCATGTCCCAGTAAAGACCGCGGGCAGCGCCCTCGATTTCACGGGCACGGAGGTCACCAATCAAGTCAGCCGTAACTGACTGTGAGTAACCGGTTACCGCACCAACGCTCTGGAGCAGACGAATCTGAAAGTTCTCCTGAGCGTAGTTAGATGTTGATACAGGTCGTGCACCGCCGTCAGTGACGAATCCGCCCTGAGGAAGCGTTGTACGCTTGTTGAAGTAGTAAACTGTTGAGCCCCACTTGACCGTAGGAAGCGAGCGTACTAGCGGCGCATAGCGGCGCTGGTATTCAAGCAATACTGGGTCAATCTGCTTCTGAACTAGTGCAGCAGCACCAGCAGCAGTTAAGGCCTCTTCCAAATCGTTAGCCATGGCTAATTCTCCTTATATATTTTTGGATAGGGGTTTGATAATTAATTGCTTAGAAGCCGCGGTCGGCTTGAGCAAACTTTGCTGCGAAAAATGGAGAAGCACCCCATGTTTCGCTTTGAACCTTACGGAAATTGGTTGAAGACATCTCAGCCAATTGACGTGGGTCCAATTCCTCCGACTCTGACAAGTCAGAGGCGTCGTTTCCTACGTAAGACGCTACAAGTCCCTTACGGAAAGTGGTTTGACCACTTCTGTAAGATTCAGTTGCGCTTTTCTTGGCTTCAGCAACGGCGGCAGTTGCAGCCGCAGCAGCGGCCTCTGCAACCATGGCTTGAACCTGCTCCATAGTAAATGTGTTTTCGTTCACGGTATTCTCCTGTGATTCGATAGATTCTTCTGCAGTTACTTCTTCGGCTGCTTCTTCAGCGGCAGGTGCTTCATCAGCAACTACTTCCTCAGGTGCAACTTCTGACTCAACTGCTTCAGGTGTTGATTCGACTGGCTTAATTGCAGCAGCAATAACTGCGGCAAGAGCCTGAAGGTCTGCGTCACTCAGCGTACGAGTAGCAGCGGTTTCAAGCGTTGCCTCTTCAGCCGGAGTTTCTACAGCAGTGACTTCATCTGCCACTTCCGTGGTGTTTTCGTCTGACACTTCTGTCTCCATTTCTTGAGTTGGGGCATTGTCGCTTGACTCTGCCTGTGGTACGGGGTCCCCACAAGTGGGGCAATACATGGCATCCTGCGGAGCAGTTGCTCCACAGTTACCACAGCCGAGCGCTTTTGCCGTCATTGAAGTTGGCAGTTGCGCTCCACACATGTGACAATGAATTGCGTCTTCGTAGCACTCAGTACCACATTCTGCGCATTCCATGTTGTTGTCGTTTGTCATAATTTCTTCCTCTGGTCCCATGCCGCCAGCGTCACCGGTAGCGTCAACAGCGGACCAATCTGGCTTAGAAAGGTAAATGTCACCATCGTCATCTGGGTCAATTGCGTGCATAGCAGCAATGGCACCAAAAGCAATACGATTAGCAACAAGCCTTAGTTTGTGAGGGTCATTTGTTTGACCACTAATGTTAATGGTATCGTAATCATTAACAAGAGAAATTGAAGCATATGCTTCTAGAATTTCTTGAAAATCGTCAGCAAGTTGTGCTTGTTCACTAACAATATTTACGCCATATTTTTTTGCTGCAGATTTAATGCGCGATTTGATTCGTGCAAGTTGTGCAGCAGTGTAAAAAGCGGCATTTTTAGGTTGGTTAATGTATGACCAGGCAGAGCGAACGTGTCCGGCTCCGTTAATTGGGTAACGCTTAACCTTATCTTTTTGATAACCAGGGTCAGCATAAGCAACATCGCCGTAAGGCTTAGATGTGTCTTTTTCAAAAATCTTGTTTACAGCGTCTTCTACTGCTTCTTCAACAGCATCACGAATAACATCTGCCGCTTCAGAAGCAACTAGTTCTTCACTGCGAGAAACAATTTCAACTGTTTCAATTGATTCAAAAATTGAAAGTCGGTTGTGTGATTCAGAGAGCGCAGCGTATTGAATTTCTGCACCGTCAACGCCAGGACTGTTGGTGAAATCAATGCCATGAATGGCAAGGTCATCTGCTGTTGTTGCCTCATTACCATCTGTGTGGGTAATTGAGTAAGGTTCTCCGCGCCATTCTCCACGAATAGAAACGCCTTTAATAAACTTTCCAGCAGCAAGGTTTGCAACATCACGGCCGTGAGCGGTGTTTGCAATTTCTGCTTCAAATTGAGCAGAGCCGTCAGGAAGAAGTTTTACGTCTGTAATGCGACCAACTGTTGAAGTTGCATCGTCTTTAAAAGCCGCAGCGTGGCTAGTAGCCATGTTTAGAGGCATTCCTTCACCTGAGTCAAGGGCACTCTTCATTCGCTCTACAGCCTTAGCAATGTTTGCACGTGTATAAAGACGGCGATTCTTGGAAAGACCTGGCTTTAGAAATACGCCACGAATAGTGGCTGCCTTAGTTGAGGCCATTTTCTAAATCTCCTAAATATTGATAGAAATAAAACCGGCGCCAATGCTGCCAAGTATATAATTTCTTATAGTTACATTAAACCACATCTGTCAATGTTTTAACAGATTTTATCTTGCGGTGTAAGTATGGCCGTGTCTGCGCCACTTTTTTACACCTTTAAATCGGTGAGCGCGTTTTGTTAAACGCTTTTTAAAACCAGAAGAATGAGTTGCTTTTCCCCATGCAGTTCTTTTATAAAAACGACCTGGAGAAATTTCTCCAATGAATTTTTTGTTTTTACCAGTAATAGTTGGTTTCTTAAGATGAACCTTTTTATGGTAAGACATGTAGCGAACACCAACGGTGCGTTGCTTTTGAAGTTGTATTTCACGCATGTTGTACATTTTTACAACGGCTGCGGTAGCGCGGCTTTTTTGACTTGATTTTACAAAACCCTTGTAAGGCGTAGAACCCGTGTGACGAACTTCACCTTTTTTAGCACGAGCCAATGCAAGGTTTGCACGTTCTGCTGCTAATTGTGCTGCGCTTTGGGAACCTGCTGGATATTTTTTGTGCAGTGCATAAGCACCAGCACGACCCATATAGTTTCCCATTTTAGCCTACTTCTTTGCTAACCAATGCTGCTGCTTTCGCAGCGGTAAGTCCAAGAAAAGGGATAACTGGTTCACCCTCGTTGTAGAATTCTTTACCATTAATGTAAATCGGTTCTACTTTTTCGTAATCGGGGTCTTCAGCCATTAGTTTTCACTCTCTAGATTTTCTGATACAGATTCAGTTCCACCTGGAGCACCTTGTGCTTTCATTGGAATTGGTACTTGACCAGGTTTCTTAGGTCCACTGGACTTTTTTGTTGCCTTGTCTTTTGGAGACCTAGTTGTAGTGCCGCTTACCTTTGAACCAGGATTAGTGGTCGGTGTAACTGGGGCATTCATTGTTTGACCTTGCATCTGAACAACCTGAAGGTTGGCCTTAGATAGAGCGTTAAGGTCTGACCATAGAACCATGTTCTGACGGTCAACAAGAATTGGGTCATCTCCACCTTCAATTGGTGGTTCGCCAATGTCTGCGCGTGCGCGGTTAATTGTCCATGAACCGTTACGAATACGTTGGTCACGAATCAATTCAATAACTTCGTCATCTCGCCAGTCAACAACACCAAACTTAAGAGTCCATTCGGTAATTCCGTATGCTTGGTAAAGCAATGCAAATGAAAATTTTTCAAGAACAAGTTCTTGAATTGGTCCAACCGTGTTAACACGGAAAGTTTTGTCCTGC